TTACGCCTGCGCCGCTTTGTGCCGCGTTCTGTCGTAGGGCTTGCCCGTTTTGACGATGTAATAGGCCAGCTTCGCCAGTTTGCGCATGATGGCGACAATAATGACCATTTTGGGCTTGCCTGCGTTCGTCAGGTTGCGGACAAGCTGCGGGAATGCTCCCGTCCGATATGCGACAAGGGCGGGCATATACAGGGAGCGTTTAACCCGGCGATGTCCGTAGCGGCTCAATCTGCCTTTCTTGTGGACGCTCGTCCCGGACTGTTCGGTCTGCGGGCTTAGTCCTGCATATGATACGAATTGGTTTGCAGTTTGGAAGGTTTTGTCTGTCAGTTGGGCATACAGTATGGCGGCGGTTTCTTTGCCTATGCCTGCTATGGTTTGCAGGTTCCGATAGTGGCCGTCAGTTTCTGCCTTTTCGATTTGTGCATCTATGGCGGTTTGGGTTTGGTCGATTTTTTCCTGATAGGTTTGGATAAGGTCTTGATGGATCGCCTGTATCATTTCGTCATCTGAACTGTGCAGGCGGTTTTTGATTTGTTTCTGATGGTCTTTTAGTTGCTGTTTCAGGTTGATAAGTTTTTGCAAGTAGCGGTTTTTGGGTTTGCTGTACGGTATGATTTTGTCCGCGTGCCGCTTGGTGTATTCGGCGATCAGGTTTGAATCGGCTTTGTCGGTTTTCGTGCGATTAAACTGGCTTTTGCCGTAGTCTTTTATTTTCAGGGGATTGATGACGTAAACGGTATGGATTTCGGACAGGTTTTCGGCTGCGTCTTCGTAGTATATGCCCGTTGCTTCCATGCCGATGACGCATTTTCTGACTTTGTTTGCCTTTATCCAGTCTTTGAGGCTTTTAAAGCCTTCCCGATTGTTGCCGACCTTGGTGTGATATGTGCTTCCATCGGTCTTGTGCAGTGTTGCGTCTATGGTTTTTTGCGATATGTCCAATCCGATTGTATTCATGATGGGATTTTCCTTATTTATTCAGCCTGTTACGGCTATGATGATATTCAATTTCAAGGATTGTAAAAGACGGTCGGCATTTCTTTTTATCGGCTTTTCTGCCCGGGTCGTTCGTCTGCCTAACCGTCCCGGTCTTTGTTTTGCGCATAAACAAAAACCCGCAAACCGTCTTTTTTAAAACGTTTTGCGGGTTTTGGCTTTGGCATTTTATTGCTTCCGGTTGAGCTTATTTTTGACTGTTTTTGAATTTTTGGGTGTCGCTGGAAGACATAAAATTGCTGAAACTCATAGAAGCGGGAGTTCCCGCACCCCGTGGATGCTTATTTACCTATTAATTCCGCCTTTGGCTTCATTAACAGATAAATAAGCATCATTTATGGCGTACCGACAACCCCACCGCGTTGTGCAAATTGCTGTCCTGCTTCGACATAGCCGTCATACATTAGGTTTTTGGGGCTTTGACCGCCCATCGTGATGACTTGGTTGTTTTCAGGCTCATAAGCGGTCTGCAGGGCTGTTTGGGGCTGTTGTACGATTTGCTGCTCATCTTTGTAAGGATTAAACGGCAAGCCGTTTTTGGCATAGTCTTTACACATTGCTTTAGTAATTTCTTTCAACGGTGTACCCTGGCTTGAATAACAGGTACATCCGCTTTTGCCGCCATCGACGCAGCCAACAGGGTACTCAAATGATTTTACTTGGCGGACGCCGTTGTAGATGGGTTTGCTTTCAGGCTTTTCGGCAAGCGTCGGCACGAAGTCTTCAGGTTTTAGGTTTTGCCCCTGAATTCCGCTTTGCGGCATCATTTCTTTTTGGCTTTCAGGGTCAAGTGGATTTTTAAAACCGGTAGGTTCTTTTGCTTCTTCGGCCTGTGCCGATATTCCTGCTTTTTGTTTGTAGCCCTGATACATTTTATAGCCCATGAATCCGACCAAACCTAAGATACACGGCAGAATAAACAACATGGCGATGATGACGTAATACCACCTTGATTTGACATGAGAATGCGCGGTATGCACTTCGGCGGATTTGTAATACTCAAAAACCTCTTGTCTGATTTTATGCGAACTTGACAAGGCGTTTCTTGCCTGTTGGGTCGGGTTTAAGGCTACTTCGTTCCATTCCAACCTTGTCAGACCGCCCATTTTGTTTGCAGCTATATGGATATGCTTATTCACGACTTCGCGCAGATTCACGTCAAGCAGCTTGGGCGATTGCGTGATAAGTATCATGTCGATACCGTAATGGCCGTGAATGTTCAAAAAGGCGACGTTTTCAGGCATTTTAGAACCGCTGGAACGGGTCGGAAACAGATATTGCACTTCGTCATAAATGACGACAGAGCCTATATTCTCTTTCCATTTCAGCCATTCGTGCATGTCTTCCCAGCTATGCCCTTCCGGCGGTTTATGATGGTCTATCAAAAGGCCGTTGATATTGGAGAAGATTTTTCGGCCTTTATAGAAGTCATCAAACATAAGCAGTTCGACGGCAAAGGCGGTTTTGCCTATTCTGGGTTTGCCTGTTATCAGGGTAATGGCGGCCATCTTTATCCTTTCTTGCCGAAGCTTAATTTAGACAGGGTTTTAAACGTAACGACAAAGGCGAGCATGCCAAACATGATGTTCAGAACAACGCCGCCGCCTGCGATATAAAAAATTTGGATCGCGCCGGCGGGAACAGCCCCCATACTGCTTATAAACTGATTTTTAAGATTGCTCATAAGGGCGTCAAAACCGACATAGGTAATTATAGACACCCCTAAGGCAGTCAGAATGTATTTGACAACATGGTTTATCAAATATGGAGCAAGAGCAGCTAAAAATTTCATAAATCCCCCTATGCGTTATTTCTGACAACTCTAGCCACGAAGAACGAAGCCACCAGCCAAGCCATTGCGATAATAAAGGGGCGCATCATGGCAGCCAAATTGCACGCAGGCTCAAGACTGATTTTGTATTCAGCGCCCAATGCCTGAAACGTTACGGGAGCAGGGCATTCGCCATACTCGCTAAAGGTATTGTCAGGTGTGAAGTTCAAATCGATAGTTTCTTGAGGAATCTCTAAATTTGGTTCTTCTTTTTCGGGCAATTCGTCACATGCCAAAATGTTCGGGAACACTTTACAGAGCAAACCACCGTCTTCTTTGGGCTTGTCATCCTCCTTAGGCTTGTCGTCGGGTTTTGGGTCGTCTTTGCCATCGGGTGTGTTATTTGGATCGGGCTTGTCTTTGCCACCAGGGCTGCCGTCGGGGTCTGGCTTGGTTTTATCGGACGGACTGCCGTCGGGCGTTGGGTCGGGTTGCGAACCTTGACTTCCGTCAGGATTTGGATTGGGTTGTCCGCCCTGCTTTCCATTTTCGCCCGGTGTCGGGGTTGGTTTGGTTTTGGGAGCGGCAGGGCTGCCCGGTGTGAGGTCGGGTCGAGGGGTTGTGGTTACGGTTGCGGTTGTGTTGCCGTCTGCGCCTGTGGTGAAGCTGATGGTTATTTGGAAGGGTCTGCCGTCTTGCCCCGTTGCCGGACCAAGTGTGATGACTGTTCCGTTAGGCACGGTCGGCGTGCTAACTGATGCACCCGGAATGCTGCCGTCTTGGTTTGCGGTTGCATTTACATAGGACGTAGGATTTCGGTCTGCATTCGGACCGACGATTCTGTCAAATTCTTGCTGCGATATAGGCTGTTTCTTATTTGGCTCAATATGCCAAAATGCCTTAATGGATTCGCCATATCCCGTTATGGCTTTACAACCGCCTGTATAAGTAGAACCTTTATACTCTTTAGCTATATGACCTTCATAGCCCTGACTTTTTGCATAATCATCAACGTTTTTTGAAGCTCTATCACATAATCCGTCTAACGTTGATTTATAGCTCGTATAACCATAATCGTAAGAATCTTTAGATAATCCAAAACGTGCTAATTCAAATTTGTTTTTACCGTAGTTACGTTCGTCATTAGGCGTAATAACAATTACGTATTCTTTATCGGTTACAAAATCGCCTAAAGTCACATCGTATTTATAACCTTCATCCGCAAGCATTTGCTCGACGAGATAAAAAGCAGCGGTAGATACTGCAAAACCAACGGGACCACCGCCGACTCTTGCGAATTTGCCGCCGATTTTTGCTTTGGAGAGCAGGTTTCTTAGGACGGTAGAACGGGATACTTTTTGTTCTATGGTTACAGGGACTGTTGAGGCGGAGCGGAGACCTGTGGAGGCTTCGCGGACGTGAAGTGATTTATCAAATCTAGACTGATACTCTTGGTCGATACCACCACCAATAATTTTCCAAGGTCTGAAACCATTTTCATTAAATTTTTCAGTCAAAGGGTAAGCTAATTTACCGTTTCTTACTTGTAAATCACCCGCAAACGCTTCATAACTCAAACCTAACAGAAAAATTATTGTCAAAGTCCGAAACATTTATTTCACCATTTCCAATAGTGAAAACTGAATCATCTTTAAATAGAACTTCAAAACTTGCGTTATTGAAATTTATTCTATTAAAAAAATTCTGACACTTATCTAAAGAGAATTTTTTTAAATATCCAGTTTCTTTTAAATATGAATAAAATACATAAGATAAAGGTTTTTCTAAATAGAATTTAGATAATTCATCTAATTCAGATTCAGTAATATAGAAAAAATCCTTTTCATTTTTTTCTAACATAATCCTAACTTTCGTAACGGTTGCGAAAGTCGGGATTATACCCTTTTTGAATATCAAAAAAATATCAGCAATGCCAAACAGACCGCGCCGAATCCGTATAAAAACCAAAAGTCAATCATCGCTACCCCCTTGATTCTCCGTAACTGATTCAATCAGCCGTTTTATCATCCTGATACCGAATACGAGCACCAATAAGACTATGAACGGCGCGCCGACCAATACGCCGAATTGTATTTGTTCGGCTATATCGCATTGCGGGAAGCTCAAATTGATTTTCTGCTCGTTCAAATACCAGTCTTTGCCGTTTTTGTAAGGGCGGACGACTTTGCCATCCGCCGTTACGGTAGGTAGGACTTGAGACAATACATAATCATGCGCTTCTTCGTTCGATGAAAAGCATTGCAATCCGACGCGATACCCCATGTCCTACCCTTTCAGTTATTTAGCCGTTTTAACCATGCTGAAAGCCATGCGAAAGCCTTGCATCAACACGATAACCGACAGAACGGCAGCACCGATTGCGGATACCATTACCGCAAATTTTGCAATCTCAGTGGCGGCGGTCGTACCAATACCGGACAAATCGACGCCATCGGCAGCGGCCAAAGCTGAAGCGGTTGTCAGGGCTGTTGCAGCAATAACTTTATTGCCGTATTTTTTTGCTACGTTTAAGAGTTTCATAGCGTTTTCCTTTCAATAAGGGTTGATAAAAAAGTGATGCGGTTATTTTGAGACTGACCGCAAGTCTTTTAACCGTACAGGTACCAAACTGATGCAATTAAAACCAGTAGGAAAAAAACCAACCCGCCCAAACTTAATTTGAATGAGAGGGGCAATTTCTGATTCATTTTTAATCCTTTAATTGCGGGCTATGTGAAGGTTTCAGAGACCGCCCGCCGAGCCTCTTAAACTTAATCTTCTTTTGTATAAAAACTGAAAATTAAAAATTCACCGCCGATTTCTTCAATCGCCGAACTGAAAGCGTCTTCATAACTTTCATATTGACCGGCAGATTTAATGTTGGCCGTAAAGCCAATATCGCCGAATGGATCGGGATAGATGAATTCATGGTTTTCAAGTTCTTGAACAATAAATTTTTGCTTATACTTACTCATGATTCAGCCTTTCTTAGGCTTTAGATGATGCGCCCTTTACTTGGAAATCCAACAATTTCGGCACTAAGCCTTTGCCTGTTGATTCCATGGCGACGGTTACATCAACCGCACAGGGGAATTTAAGGTTTTTCAATTTTTCAAAATTATGGCTGTCGCCAAACTTCATGCTGGCCGCGGTAAAGCCCACGGCATTGCCGTTTGACGGCATGGGGCTGGCTACCAATACGGTACATGAATCGATTTTGTTACCGTCGATTTCGCCTTTGAATTGTTTTGCGCCCAACAAAGTGGCCGAATATGTGGTTACCTGGCTTGTTTCAAACATTTTTCAATTTCCTTCAGTTGTTTAAAAAATCGGATATTTGACGTTGCTCGTACTCAATATCCTTGATGTGTTGCCTTTCCCTGTCTTGTGGGAATGCGGTTTCTTTCTCTTCATTCAAATCATCAAACAGTGTTTCAATGTTCAATGCGTTAATGGCTTTCTGTTCTTCGTGGATATACTGGAATTTCTGCGTTTGATTTCTGCAATCGTATTGCTCAGGCTGTAAACCTTTTGGATAACCTTCAACTCCTTTCACGAGCTCATCAACTATTTTGCTATCGTCCCACCCTATATCGCGGAGGAAGTTGACCATCTTGCCGACCTGATTCCTTGCATGGAAAAGCTTATGGTCGAATGTCAGATTAACGGTTTCTACTTTTGCTTCCATCCGCTTGGCTTCGGTCTTGAAAATCGCCTTGCAAATCGGATATGCACCGCCAAGATACGACCCCGCATAAAGTAGGACATCCAAGGGTATTTCTATATCCCCCGCCCTGAATTCGGTTTCAAACCTGACCCAAGGACTATCAACATCTCCGAACTGTTTGCCTTTCTCGTAAACGCGGGTAAATTTTGAGTTTCCGCGCTTGCCGATGTAAAAGGTTTTTCCACTGCCGTCTTCATTTCGCCATGCCGTGCCGCGACATTCGCTTTTTGGCCGCATGTTATGTACGTCGTAATGTCCGTTATCGTGGTCTAACATTGCCTGATCGGGTGTGTACTCTCCGTTGAAAAAATCATGTGCTACATCGACACGGGTTATTTTCGGGCGGACGCATTTACTTAAAAATTCATACAATCGGTTTTCCCAACCGGGTAATGCCGCCATGCAGCCCGTACCGTTCAATTCAACTAACATCGTTTCACGTTGTCCGCCGTAGTGAACCTTTCCGTATTCAACGTTGTCGGGTCCGAGTTGGTAACAGCTTTTATAGAAAAACTTACCTTTGAACGGTAATTTTTGAGTAATGCCGAATCCCAAAATTTCTTCAAGCAGCTCGCTATACTGGACAACGAATTCCGTATCTGAAACCAACCCCTTTCCGGTTACTTTCGTCAT